CTAGTGCAAAAGAAATTTGGTGATGAAACACTTGAAAGAATTGGTCAAGGGTTACAATCTATTTACGAAAGTCAGCCAATGCAAGATTTTAGAACAGGTCTTGGTACCTTTGGTGGTTTTGCAAAAGACTTTGTAGATACAGCCGTTGGTCGACCTTTTGATTACCTTGCACAAGAAGCCACGAAACTCGGAGCAAGAAAGTTTTATCCAACTCCGTCAAGCGAGGGCGTAAGCGCTCTTGGTGCCATCACACCTGAAAATCCAGTAAGTTTTACAGACAGCATGAAAGCTGGTGGAGGCCAGACAGTCTATGACCCAGTAACAGGTGGCCAGACATTTGTACCTGAAAGAGGGTTTGTGCCTGAAATGAAAAGAGCAGGTGCACAGATTGGTAGTGTTTTTGACATGATGTTCGGCGATGCAAGACGTGCAGGTGAGAGAATGAATGAAGGTGTAGATTTTGAAGATCTAACACCAGAACAAAGATTAGGTGTTCGGTTCTTTTTATTAGACATCTTACCTATACCTGGTGTCGGTCCAGCAGCAAAATCTGCACAAGCAGCAA